CAAGATAGGTGATAGTATAACATTATCAGCAAACTATGATGCTGAACAGTTAAACAAAATCTCAGACATCATCAGTCAGTTGATTAACGGTTCTGTTGACGTTGCTAAGAAGGCATGGCTCTTTGATATTCAAGGTAACAAGGAACTGATTAACAGTCTTCTCTTCTTGACTATGGCAGGGGTTCCTGTTGAGGATGCTGTATACTTTTTGTCTCAGCCAATCATACGTGACTTTGTTAAAGAGCAACGTAAGTTCAAGAGTCAGTACTCAAGAGCTATTGGTTATGGAGATGTAGGAAACTTCTTTAGAAATGAGGCAAGAGATAAAATCTTGTTTAAGGAGAAAGGAGATAACAAGTACGGTTTTAATTGGAAGTTAGCAGACTTCCAAGAGAATAATGAAAGACCATCTAAGTTTAAAAATAACAGACCTAGTAAGAGACTTGTTTTTGAATCTATTAATGCTCTTGTAGGAAATAGCTCAGATTTTAGTAAGGAGACCTTAATTAGCCGTCTTAACAAGACAAAGGACTATGATAATTATGACCGTGCTGTATTCCTTCACTTCCTTGAGATAAGTGAGATGTCATCACAGATTACTCAGCTTACTCAGAACTTGAACTTTGACCGTACAAGAACAGAGACTCTTCTTGATGCAAGATTGAGACTTGCTAAGCTTGATGATCTTACTAATGGTATTGAGCCCGAGTCTATTCAAAATATCATTGAGAACTCTCCGGTATCTGCCTACAAGATCCAAGACTTCATTCTTGATTTATTCAGTGACCTCTTCCCATTAAGGGATAGCAAGGAGTTAAATAATTATATTGAATCTCTTAGCACTAAGGATATATCAGGCATGCCTCCTATATCAGCAGCTAAGAAGATGACTGGCCTGGATGCTGACCAGTACATTGAAAGATTCAGAAGTGATTTAATTAACTATGTATTCCAATCAGATTACTATAGATTCAATAATAGCAAAGGAGTATATAGAGGATTTGATGTACAAGTTCCTATTGAAGGTGTTGCATATCTTCGTGCCGGAGCAAGAGTAAAAGATGGTATCTTATATGTAAGTAAGTCTGATATCCTTACAACTTTCCAACAGGAACTCTATTCTAAAGATTCTATGTGGGAGAACAAGGTAGCACCTGTGGAGTCATCTGTATTTGCATTGTATGATGCTAAAACAGCTGAGGCTCTCTATACTAAGTTTGTATATGAAAGAGAAGTCCTGAGATCTTTTGAGAAGAATAGTCCGGAAAACTTAAAGAACTCATCTATCTACAAGACACATCTGAATACATTCAAGAACGATTCAATGCCAGCATTTAAAGCTTATGAGGCTACTCTAAGAGATATGGCTTTGGATAATCTTAACTACCATGGACACATGTTCTTTGGTGGCCGATCTTATGCAAAACAAGTATTGGATATTAGTAAAACTCTTTCAAATAGATATGAGGTTCTTGATAGACTTGAGATTAGTACAGGAGGAATATCCTTTATAACAAATGATGGTCAGAAACAAAACATTACCATTAACAATCTTAAGTTTGCTGGAGAAAGACCTACACCAGAAGAGCTTGATTTGTATTCTCAACAGATTGCAGAACTAGCTGACCCTACTGTTATCAAGGTTGAAGATTCTATAGAGAATGAAAGAATATCAAAAGTATTTTCAAGATTTGGATTGTATGCATTACTTCAGACAGGTATTGATACTACATCAGCATTCAGTCTGATTAGAGCTGTTCCGAATGATATGTTCTATGGTCTTCTTAAGACTTCTTATGACAAGGTTTTAGTTGATTTAAAAACTAAATCTAGATCATTACTGAAGGAATATTCAACTCTATTTAATAACCAGTATAGAATTGAGAACAATAACGTAAGCAACAAGCTTAAGAACTTTGCATTCAATCCTGAGGGTATTCCTTCTGATATTATTAAAATTACTGATGACACCATATCTAGTCTTGAGGCTGATGATGAATCAAAAGCTGAGAACATAGGTCGTGTTATTACTATAAATGGTATTAACCTAAATCTTGATAAGCTTGATATACCATTTACACCTAATGACCAGCAGCTAGAAGCATTGCAACAAATTGCTGACTTCATTGATAATCCTACTCAGGATGTATTTACTCTGATGGGTTATGCTGGTACAGGTAAATCCAGTATCACAAAGATTGCTCTTGAGTACATGAGACAAAGTGGTCTTTCTATTAATGTAACAGCACCTACTCATAAAGCTAAGAAGGTAATTGCCAAACTAGCAAAGACAGGAGCTGTGACATTACAGAAACTTCTAGGTCTTGGTAGCTCATCTAAGCTTACTAAGACAGATCTCCGTAAGCTTAAGTTAACTGTACAAAAAGAATCTCTTCTTAAACCTGATGTAGTAATTGTAGACGAAGCTTCACTTGTAGGTAATGAGTTATTTGATGCTCTGTCTGATTATGCTGGAGAGGGTAAAACAAAGATCTTATTCATTGGAGATCCTGCACAGCTTAATCCTGTTGAGGAAGATAAGACCACTTCTAAAAGATCTAAGGCCTTTGATCATCCTTATAAGTATGAACTGACTAAAGTAGAAAGACAAGCTGGATCAAATCCACTAGGTCCTATACTTGAAGACATTCGTAATAATCAGAAAAAGAATACATCAGCTATAGATGCTAAAACAGAGCTTTCTGGTAATCAAGGTATTGTATCAACAAGAGCTGGTGTTGATTTTACAAGACAAGCTGCTGCTGCTTTTATGTCTAAGAATTTTGAACGTAATCGAAACTTTGTAAGAATCTTATCATACTCTAACGAAAGAGTAGAACAGTTCAACCAGGTTGTAAGAAAAGCAATGGGTTATAATACAGAATATGTTATAGGTGACCTTATTATGGCATATGAAAATGTAGGCTATCAAAAAGGTGGAACATATCAAATAAATAACTCTGTTGATTATGAGGTACTATCGGTTCAAGCAGAAAATAAAATGACATTCAATGGTCTAGGAGGTCTTGAACTAACTGGATATACAATACAACTACAAGAAATAGATGGTGATGGTAGTATATATGAGAAGTTTGTATTAACTAGAGACACTCCTCAAGAAATTATTAATCTTCTTGCTCAGAAACTGGTTGAATATCAAAAATCTTTAGATGCTCAGGTTGAATCAGGACAGATAAAAGCAAACCAAGCCTTTGCAATATACAGTGGATTGAAAGATTCTATAATGACTCCATTTGACGTTACGGATAAAAAAGGTAGAGTAGTTCTTAAAAAGTCAATAGACTATGGCTATGCTCATACTATTCATAAGTCACAAGGATCAACGTATACAAACGTGTTTGTAGATACAGAGTCAATCATTGAGGCACCTGTTCCCCTAGAAGAGAAAAACCAACTAAAGTATGTGGCTTTTTCTAGAGCAACAAACATTGCTTACTCATTAAATAGAGATGGTCAACTGAATGGTGAAAAAATCAATTGGGACGGTGACTTTGGTTCTAAGAAAGTAATTGCTGGTAAGATTGGTAAGAGTACAAATAAGAAAAGAATTGGAGATATTCAAACAGGAGACTTGTTTGAACTACTTCAAGATACTTCTACTGGAGTAATGACATTTAATGTTCTAACCAAAGAGGATAAGACAACTAAGAAACAAGTTGATCAGTACTCTGAACTTACAGACGCAGCTGCAATAAAGGTAAGCATTGATTATCCTAATACAATATTTGTAAGAAACGAAGCATCAACACAAAGTAGAGATACTGCTGGTACCAATGTTGTATACAGAGCCATGGGTGACAGTTCATTAGGTATAAGAACCAAATCATTACCACGTGTTTCTCAATATAAGGAAGCTAAGATCAATGATTTCAATGCTAAGGCTGCATGGACAGATGCTACTCTTAAAGACAACAAAGCCATGATTGATGAGGATATAGCTGCTCTTATGGAGAAGAAAGAATCCGGTGTCAACCTTGCATTTGATGCTAATGGTTATGGCCAGTACCTTATTGGTTACAATGAATACTTCCCTTCAGCTGCTGATGCACAGTATGCTGATAAAACAACACTAGGTGTCCAAACCTTTTTGTATCTTTCACAACAATTATTTGAGAAGTTCGGATATATAAATCCTCACTACTTGACTTTTGGTGAAGGACGTATTGTTGTACAATATGGTGCTCCTGTAACAGATGAAGAAATCGCAGACTTTAACAATAAATGCTTTAAGTAAATGGTAGCTTGTCCTATGCCTGGGGTGCTTGATCCCCTTATTGAATATGCTAAATCAATTGGTCTTGCAGATATAGCAGAGCAAGAGGTAAAACGTGCTTATCTTACAATCAATCAGAACAAGCAACTAGGAGAGGAAATAGAAATTCCTACTATTGAGCAGTTTAATGACATGCTTGAAACTCTTGCTATTCATGCTCCTGGTCTTCGTAATGCACCATTAGGTGCCATGCATAATGGATTTCAAACATCTATTAATACAAACCCTGCATACAGTACCATTACTAATCCTATTACTCTTGATGTTCAATCACAGAGTAGTATGAAAGTATCAGCAAGACTTGGTAGATTTCTAAGTTTACTTAGTCAGAATACCGGTGTTCCGTATCAGATGGTTACACCAGAGCAAGCTGCAGAAATAACAGCCGGATCAGTCAATGCATGGAAAGGTCAACCAGCTTTCTTTTTTCAGGGACAGGTATATGTTATTCCAGGACTGATTACAGAGAAGATGGCATTCCACGAGTTTGCTCATCCTTTAATGAGAGCAATACAACTATCCAATAAAGCATTGTTTGATAAACTGGTTAACCAGGTATTGGAAACATCTATGGGACCTAAGCTTCTTGAGGCAGCTAAAAATGCTTACCCTGGATTAGCTGAAGATGATCCTATTATTCTTGAGGAAATGTTGGTAATGGCTCTTACTGAAGCTGCTGTTGAAAAGAAAGATTCAGCATTCAATAAGTTTATATCAGATCTTCTCTTTGCTATCCGTCAGATGTTGAGAAAGATATTTGGGAAGGATGAGAAAGTCACTATAGAAAAACTGAATGAGAATACTACCCTAGAAGAATTAGCTGATATGCTTGTACTGGATAAGTTCATACTTGATCTAGATGCTGTATCAGCAGAAGATGTTGTTGCATATTATGCATCATTAGATGAGGTTGTGAAAGATATTACTAATCTTCCTGCCAACAAACTCGTTGATGCTACAAATGAGATGTATACTGTTATGAGCAAGCATCTTAATCTTATTATAAAAAATAAAGATTATGCTGCAGCAGAAGAGATTATCAAGGATAAGTACAATAGAAATGACATTAGTGAGATCAAAAGAAATCTTACACCCTTTCAGGATTCAACAACTTTTATAACACAAGAGATTACTAGAATCATGGAGGAGATCCGCACTGCTGAAAGCCATACTATAGCTTTTGTGCAGAGCTTGGATAGATTGTTAAGCATGGCTACAAAAATGAACCGTGCTATTACTGGTCTCATCAAGGATCCTAATTCAAAAGAGAACATATCTACTGTATTCTATTTTAATGATATCATTAATGGATGGGAAAGTTTCATAGATAACTTCAAAGAAAGTCTTGCTGAAGCACAGGAAGAAGGTTACATTGAAGCAGAAAATTCAATCTTTGAACTTGTAGAGAAGATTAAAGGTCAGATAGACAGTGCCCGTATTTCTACAAGAAAGGTTTACTTCAATGGTACTAGTGAACTAATCAAGACTCAGTTAAAACCAATGCAACAGTACATTGACGATAAGTATAAAAAACTTATGGATGATGTAACTAGACTAGGTCTTTCTGAAAAAACTAGACTTCTCCGTATGAAAGATTACTGGGGACTAGATGAAGAACAATTAAAAGCTTTCTTGTCTTTCAAAGAAAGAGTAGACAAAGGAGAAAAGCTTACAGGTGTTGCTGCTCAGAACTATGAGAAACTGAAAAGATTATCATTCAAGAAGGGAGCATACCTATCAGAAGAAAAGATAGACTATCTAATGCAAGGTAATATTGGTGACGCACATGCTACCAATTCCTTTCTGGAAGCCTACATCTATAACCAGGATCCAATTGTTTTTGGATTTGCATCATGGGTAAAAAACCGAATAACCGATGTTTTAACCACGGCACAAACTAAGGGTAATGCATTCATGACTGATGTAAGACCTCTTTTGGAGAAAGCAGGATACAATCAAAGTAATCCTGCAGCCTTTGGTGCTAAGATAACTTTCATAGATAGAAGACCAGCCCGTGACAAAGACGGACAAACAATAGATAAGGAAGTAAGAACTATTCTGAATCCCCACAAGGACTATAGAGCAAGTATTGCTAAAATGGATAAGGCTATTGAAGATGCTGTTTTAAAAGCACAACAAAGTGGTAATGATACTGAGGCTGCCCGTCTGAAGCTAGAAAAAGATATCTTCATGAGAAATTTCTTTCATACTCCATATGTAAAGGAATACTATGAGAGATACCGGATTTTCAATAAGGGTGACAATGATACCATTGGTGCCATAGCTGAGATGAGAAGAAAAGATCTACAGTCTAGGATTCAAAATCTCTCTACTACTGTAGATAGAAATAGTGAAGAGGAAAACAAGGAAGTATCTGAAGGTCTGGATGTACTATGGAGAGAATATCGATTACTGCATTCAAATTATAATGCTGCCGGTCAATTAAAAAGCCCAGATGAAATTGCTATTGCATCAAGACTAAGAGAGTTCAGAGATGCCTCAAAAGACTTTTACATATATGAGCCAATGGTTTCACTGTTTACTGATGCTTTGGCAAGATATGAGGATGAACTTTCTAGAAAGAACTACCCACCTCAGGTAGTAGAGAAACTAAGAATGCAATGGATGGCTCGTAATACTAATATCAAAATCAACGATGATTATTTCAAAGAGGAGAAAAGAATCATGGATAAGCTTAATGCAATCAAAGCTAAGCTTCCTGTAAACGTTGCTGCAACAATAAAGATTGATGAGGCCTATGAAGAGATGAGACAACTTCTCAATCCTTATAGGGATGATGATATGCAGCCTGATGGAACAGCTATGAGTATTAATAACGTAGCTGCAATCAAAGCTGTTGAAGATAAGATTGAGAAGGCTAAGGACCTACTTATGGGTATAACAGGTCTTACCAAACTTGAACAACAGGAACTTAATGACTTGTTTGAAATAAAATCTACAGGACGTTTAGATCCATTAGAGTATGCAAGATTTACCAAGTTAATGGACAAGAGATCTCGGTATGGTTTGTCAAAGGAAGATAAGCAAGATATAATGGAACTGTATAATGAACTGTCTGATTTAAGACAGTCAGTTCCTACTGTTTATTATTTGGATACAATCAACAATATTTTTGGATTGGTTCCAATTGAGACACTTAAAAAAAGTATTGGGTCAAAAGATATTACCGTTGATAATATTGATAGAGTTTTAGATCCTACTTTTTATAACACCGTTATTGCAAAATACCCTGAGGTTAAAAAATGGTTTGATGAAAACCACAGCATGAAACAAGTTAGGGATAAAACTGGTGGAACAACAACACGTATAACAAGAGTAAGAGCCTGGAGTGTTACAAGACCGAAGGATGCTAGATACTATGAAACATTCAGCTTTACTAACTCTAAAGGTGAACCTGAAACTGTTCTAGGAGTACCTGCTAAGCAGTATACTCAACGTATTGTAAAAGATGAATACATCACCAAAGAAGTTACAATGCTTGAGGCATTAGAACAAGGTGACCCTACATTAGCTACTGTAGATAATTATGGTAAGCACTTACCACGTCTAGATGCTCCTGATAATAGATTTGTCAATCAACAGTTCTTTGATATCAAGAAAAATGATAGACCATTGTATAATGCAATTTTAGCTCTTTCTAAATATCATTTGAAGTTTCAGGAAGGTAATCCTAGTCAGTCTAAGTTGTTCTTGGACGTACCTAGGTTTATGACTAGTAACTATGAAAGAAATCTTAACTTCCTAAATGCAGATAAGAAACCAGAAAATCCTATATCTGGATGGTTTAGAAGTGTTAGAAACTTATTTGTAGGATCTTCAGATGACTTTGATCGTGGATTCAATTATGAAGAACAATCAATGATCATGCAGGGAGATCTATATGATGACCAATATGCAGGTATTCCAATACATGGATTATCTGATTTGGAGGTCAATGACGTTTCTTTAGATGTAGTAGGAGGAATGCTTAGATATATGTTATCAGCTGAAAAACAAAGAGCTCTTATTGAAATGAATCCAATGGCCCGAGCTTTACAGTCTGTACTACATGATCCAGCTAACTATGTAAACATTCAAAAAGGTTTATCAAAAGGTCAAAGCAAAGCAAGAGATATTACTAATGCTATGCAACAGAAAGCATTATGGAAACAACAATACAAAGAGAAGTCAGTAAGACAAAAAACAATAGATAACTTTATTGAAAGAGAGTTTGAAGGTATAACTAGTAAAGGAGCAATGGCCAGTGATGCAGATATCAGATGGCTTAATAAAGCAGCTCAGAATATTATGAAGTTGTCAGCCTTTGGTTACTTTGCTTTAGATGTTCCATCGGCTATGAAAAACGATTTTTCATTAAGAATTCAATCTATGATTGAGGCTGCTGGAGGTAGATATTTTAATACAGCTAACTACATGAAAGGTCAGCTTTGGGCATCCAATACTGCAATGGATGTTAGTATGAATCTTTACACAGGAAAACCTAAGACACATAATGAACAGCTTGTCCAAATATTTGATGCATACCAAGGTAGATTTGAAGAGAAGTTTGGAGAAGACATGTCACGATCCTTTGCAAAAGATGCTGTAGGAGGATTGAGTTGGATGACTAGTTTTAGAAAGTGGACAGAATTAAATTCAACAATATCCATCTTTGGTGCTATGATGTACCATCAGACTGTTGAAAGAACCATTAACGGAAGAACAGAAAGGATTCAATACATGGACGCATGGGAAACTGTTGATGGTCAAATCAAACTTAAAGATGGTGTTGATCCTTCTTGGGGTATTGGTGGAGATAACTTTAAAGCATTCAAGAACAAAGTACAGGGTGTAACAAATAACCTGGCAGGTTCCTTTGCTAAGTTTGATTATTCTGAAGCTGATAGATACTTACTATTCAAATGGATTATTGCATTCAAGAGATGGTTTATAAGAATGTTCTTGAATCGATTCCAATTCAGAGGCTCTTGGAGAGATCCTCGATATAGATTTGATGCAGCTGTAGGAGATACAGTAATGGGTTATCATGTTGAATCCTTAAGATATCTTATAAGGAGTATTAAAGGAGGTAGTGATTATATGAAATCTATAAGTGATTCAGAAAAAACAGCCTTGATGAAATCACTTATAGACGGTGCAAGTTGGTTATTACTTGCAATGTCGGTATCAATGATATTTGGATTTGATGGTGATGATCCAGATAAGTTTGAAAAACTTCGTAATAAGTCAGGACCATTACCATTCCCTGGTACACCGGAGACTGAGATGGACTTTAATTTCATGGGATGGTTATCAAACCATTCCCTACTGATGGCCATGGGTCTCAAGCAAGAACAAGAACAATGGTTAAATGGTGGACAGTATCTTGAAATGATTAAACTAGATTCTGTAGCAATGACTAATACCTTTGCTAACTATTCAAAAATTGGAGGAGGTCTATTGACGCATGCAATGCATAGTCTCTTTGGTACTGATGATTCAAAGGCATACTTTGATCAACGAGAAGGACCTTATGTATGGATGCAGGAAGGAGGCACTGATAATTGGATTGAAGGAAATAAAGCAATAACATATCTTTCACGATCATTAGGAGCAACAGGTAAATCTTTGGATCCAGCAATGGCAGTAACTAACTTTGTAAAAGCACAAAATTGGAGATAATAGAATGGCAAAAACAGTATCATCTAAAAACAACTATGCACCCAGAGACGTTAAAAAGAAACGTCCTGGGGTACATAGTAAAAGTAAATTCAGTAAATTGAAATCTAGTAGGCACTATAAGAAGCTTAATAGAGGACAAGGATAAAAGAAAAACCCCGGTGTAATGCCGGGGTTCTTTAGTTTATTTACTAAGTATTGAAGCAATGTCTGGTCTTGTATAACCAGGTCCCTTGAGTATTTTACCATCCTGTCTGTAGATGGGTCTACCATCTGCACCAAGTTTACTCATATTGGACCGGTGAATTTCTTTAAAGATGTCTTCAATTTTATCTTGAAGACCGTGTTTTAATATAGTACCATAGATAATGTAAAGCTGATCACCTAAGGCATCAGCAATTTCTACAATATCCTCTTTCTCAACAGCTTCCAGATATTCTTTATTCTCCTCTAACAGGAGAGAATATCTTAGCTTGCCAAGATTTTGATGTACCAATGTTGGTTTAATAGCATCTTTTTGATCAAAGACCTGGTGGAATTCTCCTACCATTTTTACATATTGCTTCATATACAGGGTTGGAATTATACATCACGGGTTAACTCATACTTGATACGGACCTCTTCAACATTACGTTGTTTCTCAGTCATCATACCTTTCATGAGTAAGAGATACACAATGGCATCTCCAAACTTCTCATCAATAACAGCTTGATTGGCAGGAACCTTTCCTGAGATAATATCTTTAATAGATTGAAAATGCTTTGTGGCAAACTCCCAAGCAACCATCTCAGGCTTATCATGGAAACTTAATCCACCAGCAGCATTCTTAAAATTAGAGAAGACATCACCAGTAGAATACTCTTTGGTTTTATTTACTACTGTTTCTGAAATATCAGTCAAGGTTTTTTGAGCAATAACTGTAAATTCTGATTTTTCCATTTTGTTACAGATAAAGAAATGGGAGGAGTATGACCTCCTCCCTTTCTGATAAAACAACTAAACACATCACAAGTCTGGCAAATCAAAACGATTATCAGACTCAGTTTCAAAGGTAACAAAATCATCTGAATTAACAGTAGATTCTTCCTGTTCTTTTAGGGGAATTTCATGTTCTTCTTCCGGTTCCTTTTCTGTTGCCGGTTCTGTTTCCTTTTCCGCTTCTGCTATTGCATCAAGCAAATTAAGCTGATTGGTCGGTGCCTCAAGAGGAACGGTTATCTCAACAGGAGCCAAAGCAACAGTAGGTTCTGGCATAGCAAGCAGATCAGTCATAAAGTAATGGTGAACATCACACTGTGATTCAAACCATACCTTAGGATGAGACTCTCTTAAATACTTAGCAATAATGTTGTATACATTCCATGCATTAGTATAGTCCAAGTCTTCAAACATCTTGGTCTTGGTCTTAAGCATATCATAGATACCACCAACCTGCTCTTTAGTAAGAACTTGTTTCTCAATGAAGAGACGGCCAATAGCCTCAGCAATTTGCCTCTCTGTAAGAACAACCTCCTTCAGCTTATTCTTAGCATCTACAAGAGCATCATAGTAAACATCTGCTCCCTGGATTTGAGATTTAATCTGATCCATTGCTTCCTGATCTGCCTTACCTGTATGCTTTCTAGCATAGTTAGACATGTTGCCAGCAAACATGAAAGTCTTAGTGCTCATAATATAGACACCAATACCACATGTGAATCTTCGGGATTTGTCATAAGAGTTACCCCAGGCAAGAACCATCTTGAGATCCATGTCGGATCCATGGTCCATAAGAACAATACCATTGGCAATATTACCCGTAACTGTTGATCGATAAAGCTCAGACTTTACAGCAAGACCTTTACTTTGGATTTCAGTTAGAGTCGTATCAATAATAGATTCATGACTGATTGGAGTGTATCTTCCTCCGTGATTAGGCAGACTTATACTTTTGAGATACTCTTTTGTAGTTGAAGCTGCTATTTTTCTACTCATATTAAAATAGATTAAGTTGTTGCACTGGACTGTATCCAGTAATATTGTTAATCTCCTTGTACATAGCATCTGTATAGTAAGATGTATTTATATCATAGTTAATCCACGGTAATTTTTGGTAGTAGTTGAATTCAGTCAGTAGCCATTTGCCAGCCTGAACTTGAATCTCTCTTCCATCAACCTTGTTCATCTTATGAATCTTACATCCCTTATTACTTACATAGTACCGGACAATCTTCTGGAGGTTTCTTTCATACTTATCTCCTTGAACATAGCATACCTCTTTGAACATCCAATCTCCTTTGGCCTTGGCACCTGCACAGTAGTCAAATATGTTTTTGTTCTGAGCAACAGTTTCCTCAGGTAACATATTATGAATAAAGTAATTGTAGATGCCTTTAGGGACAACAAGGAAACTCTTGTTCTTATGAAGGGCTAGGTTAGAGAATTCAAAACGACCTTTACATTTAGTAGCATTGTAGAAGTATCTACCAGCCTTTTCAGTAAAAGCATAATGAGGATTCTCCTGGCGGATCTTTTCGTAATCAAGTTTGGAACACTCCTTTGAATTAAGCATGGCTATATAGTTATTGACATCAGCAATAACCATCTTTTTGTACTCATCATGCTCAAGCTGCAGAGCTGTGATCTTTTCCCACTCAGCACATATCTCAAGATACTTAGTCTTCATATGTGCAGGTATCATCATCTCGAGACCATCAGTGTTCTGCATTAATGGAATACTTCCCGGGATCCCTTCAGAGAGCATCTCATACAACATAACCAGACTAAGCTGGCCATTGATTGTGATTCTCATCGTGAACTCAGGGTCATACAGGAAGCTATTGACATCATTGCTTAAGCCATAAGTACTGTTCAGAATGATCTTATAGACATAGTTCCGTGGATCTTTCTTTGGTATCTTCAATCTTTCCTGAAAGAACCATTCATACTGATCACAGAAGTCATTCTTTGGTAGATGTGCAGGAGCCCATCTATTCTTGATTGCAAGGTTTGGATAAAAGCTAGTAACGTCAGATGTCATTATAATCATACCGTTACCAGCTTCATACACTCCAGGTTTAGTAGCACCATGGATACCACCTAATCCAAAATCAGTTGTAACTCCCTTATGTTTAACAGAATACTTGAAGCCACCTTTAGTATCATTGGCATTGATTACCAATGTCTTAAACTGATTATGTATTTGTTTAAACTCAGGAAGGTTAAACTTGATGTAAGGTAATAGAATAGAGTCCACGTTTATGAAGTCTCTATGAGTACGAAGCTGTTTGAGATCATACTTGGTCATACCAATCTTCTTAGCTAGGAACAAGGAGAACAACTCCTTTGATATCCTGGGTTCAGAAGCACTATTCAAATTGATACCATAGGTACTATAGTCCTTAGTAAGATTTAGTCGTAGGGCTATCTGATTCTTGCTTTGAAGAAAGATATTATTAGTAGACTTCACGTCATTGATACAGTACTGAATAACAGTATCAAGCTGATCCTGTGTTTCAATAGGTGTACTATGATGTATAGGCATCTCCTGGATGTTATACCAATCCATGCTATACTGAATCCATTTAAGACTGGATGACTTGGCCGGATTATCCCAGTGATTAAGCTTGAATAAATCAATCTGTTTGACCAGAAGATTTTTCTCAGGATGTTTAGGAAAAGAATTGGAATTTGCCAAATCAATTGTTTCCTGTGCTTTCTTGTAGATAAGATGGGCTGCTTCTGATACCGAACACTGTAAAAGTGTATTAGAATTCAGTATGATATACTGAGTAATCTGAGAGTCAAAAGCAATACCATTGAAACTAATGTGCCATTCAGAATGATATGAGTTATTCAGCAAGAAATCAAACAAGGCCTGACGGTCATCTCTAAGTTCGTGGATTGCAAAAACACGGATGTCATCATCCTCTTTATAATGTTGAAACACTGCAACAAAACAGTTGATCAGGGTTTCATAATCATGTATCCAATGATTCATAATAAGACTGTTCAGTTAAGCTGTTCCCCCATTTATTGTTATAACTGATACCCCTTATTGTGGGGTACCAGTCTCAGAAGTTTCAACTACAACCTGATTCAGATATGTAGTATAATCATAAGTGTCTGCATTACCAGCAAAATGCTTGATAAAACTTTCAATCTCAGACTTTTCTTCAATGTAATATTCTTGGTAAGTTTCAAGAGTACGTCTCTCTTCCTTGTTAGGATTACCATTTCTGCCGGGAGACTTCCTTCTCTCAGGATCTCCATTAGCATCCAGCTTGGTAATCATATGGAACTGGTCTTTCTTATTCTTGCTTATAGCAGCAAGTACTTTGATTTGTGGATCAAAGATGCATTCTACAAATGGGCACTCAGCCGAAGTAGGAATCATCTTGAATGTTTTACCGTCTTTCCACGTAGACGTGATAAGCATCATGTTACTCATAAATGTTGGTTTTACCTTCCAAAGGTAGTTTAAATTTCAAAAATATTAATCTTTCTTTCCATAGCATGTAATGTTTCTTTCTCGAAATCAGGAACAGAACATAGTTCTCCAACCTCTCTTAGAAGAGACTCCTTGACACCTAGCAACTTAGCATAATGTTCAAAGTAAATCTCAGGATGTAGGTAACTATTTATATGATGATACGTAGCTTTATTAGTAAGAAAGAATTTAAGAATCTTGTTCTTAACATCAGGGCTTAACTTGGAATACTTACCTTGTAGGAAGTATTGCCAGTCTTTAGAGAAGTCCTCAAAATTAAAAACATATACACCTAGGCCACCTTCTGTTTCATAAAAAGAATGGAACAGTTTATTACCAGTTAGCTTGGCTTTCTCAAACCTTACAAAGGCTGTATCATCACGTAAATAATAGGTACATACAAACTTGCATGAATCAGATGAGAACTTGTCAGTCCAGCAAACATAACTTTCTACGGGCACTGCTTCAGATCCTTTCTGGATATCTAGCAGAGGGTAGAGAAATATTCTTGACTTCTGAATATACTCTTTATGCAGTTTTGTAATCATATTACAATATTACTTTGAGGGTTGCAAACTCATAGGGTAAGTCATACTGTCTAGATTTATAATGGTAGTGAGCTATGTTTAGCTTTGCTTCCATTTCTGTAATCCAAGACTTCATTGTATCATCACTTACTTCAAACTCATATACCTGTTGATACTTATCAATAACCACAAAAGAAAACTTAATAGGCTTATCAGATGTTGCACCAACAAGCTTATGATAAATGGCAGCTTGCAACCAGTAGTTGTAATAGTCAACTGTTTCTTTAAAATCAGACAAGGTCTTGTTAGTAGTCTTGAGATCGATGACATGTATATGATCATCATACTCTACAATTCTATCTACAATACCTTTGATTCCAAAGCTATAGTTATCTAACTTAAGAGCCAGTGGTACTTCACTTGTGAAACTAAGAGCAATGTTATCCTGAATAGTACCTTGTAGGCTATTCATTATAGTTTGATTAGAACTTATAATTTCTACATAGCCCTTGATCTTATCAAGAGTTTCCTGGTCTATGATGTCTCTACCTTTCTTTGTACCTAAAAACTGAAAGTAACCAATAGAATCATCAGTTACAATCTTGTCTAGTCTTTGCTGATCGGTCTTCAGTCTCTGATGAAAATTAGCATCAATCATAGCCTGCAGAACATGATCACCTAGCACAGACAGATCCGGATCCACATTGAGTTCTAAGGCCTTTTTGTATACAGCATCTAGTACGATCTTGGTAGGACCCGTGGGTAAACTACCAGGCATCATTACAAACTGTCTTTCAAAACTGGCCTCATCTAGAAGCAGACAATGCAATAATCTACCTTCAATCAGGTGAGCATCTGTCTTATCTTCCCGTTGGTTAAGGATATAATGCCGGTAAAAAACTGTTGGTGAAAACAATAACTTGTTCAAACCAGAATAACTAAAATAGAATTTTTTGGAATAGAACTCGTCTTCCAATAGTATATCACGCATATAATAAATTTACAAATTAAACAGATAGATCCTATAAACTATTGATTATTTGCTGAGGTTTATGTTGATTCATATATTCCTCGTAAGTCAATGTTGTATAGGATACATTGATTACTTGAGAAAGAGCTGTATCTTTTGCATGATGATTAATCAAATCCTTAAGGATAGATCGTGATAGACTGTAATACAACTCTTCTGTTAAAGCATTTTCTTTTTGCATATACATGATAAAATCAGGGTCATCTAGATGATGAAACTCATTAACCTTATCTGTAAAATTCCTTGCAAGTTTGGTATTAAGACTAGCTCTTCTTCTAATGTTGTGATAAGATGAATTATATATAAGTCTTAGATACTGAGCAGACTTCATAATATCAGATCGACACATCAAATCAAAACCAACACTAACATCATTCTTGTCAGTAGAATTAACCATACTGTTTATAGTTTCATACATAGCTTCATCAATCACAATCTTTTCCAGACTATCTAAGAAGACCTGTTCGTTGACTACTGGAATCTTTTTAGCCAGTTTCCAATAAACTATCTCCATAAATTTATCAGTAAGTGCATCTTGAGTATAGAACTTAGTATCAAAATAGAATGATTCCATATGTGGAGATTCAATATTTGCACCAAATAAAATCTTTTCTCCTAAAGCAGGAGCTCCACCAATGTATGCTGTTACAGATTCTAGACTTTTTTCTTTGACAGAATCCGTGTAGCAAAATAATCTACCACCAATTTCTCCTCCCCTATAAGAAAGATAATAAGCATTAGAACTATTGTACCAATTATCATGACCGATAATTGCATCTGCATTTTTTGGATGACCCGTAATTTTATATCCGTTCTGTCTACAATATTCTTTGTAGTCATCCATTTTCAAAGAACCATCTGGTATAAAGAACAGCTTCATATCTTTCTTAAGAACAGCTGCAGTATCCCTTCCCGAAAGAAGAGATACTACACGTCCTAAAGATTCATGTGACATGGTGTGAGCTACATAACCAGATTTCTTTTTAGGAAATACAGATATTTGTTCATCAATAAATTTGAGATTTGCCAATTGCTCTGCAGTCAGAGCTGACTTGATTATACTCATTATTTAACAGCCATTTTTGCAACGTCAGCATTGATCATAAGTTTTGCAAACTTCTCTTTGTTACCATTCAGAATGGTCTTCAACATATGATACTTAATATCAAATGTGAATGCATCTGTTGTAACAATATTAGTTACACGTTCCATGATCTTCTGAGTCACATCGTTTTTATGTGAATAGTTTACTGTATAGTTAATGATACGAGTTGCCATTACATTAGCAATGTCTGCTCTGTATCCATCACCCATACCAATTATACTTTTGAGTTCATCTTCAACATCTTTCCAGTTATCTTTTAGGAGAACTTTGTCTGGGCTAATCAACTTGTCAAGCTTGTTGTTAATGAACATGGTAAACATGCTACCAACTTCTTCTCCTACAGAACCCTCAGCAATGAATTGAATCATAGCCAATGACTCCGAAGTATCAAAGTTTGGAAGACTTGAGATACTATTAAAGAACGTAGTAATTGAACGAGCATTTACTTTGTCCTTTACAACCTCTGGATTCATCAACAGGAAGTTGATACAACGAGAGTCAATACCATTCTGTTCTGCCCATTCAGCCCAACAGTTGATATCAAACTTCAAGTTTGCAGTAATGAATCTTGTCTTTTGAGCAACGTCAATAGAGTTTACATTATAGTCTCCATTATCAGGATTGGTAGTCAACAAGATGTGCCAGTCCTTTGGTAGCTTCCAGGAGATATACTCTTGACGGTCAATCAATTCCATACAAGCTTGTAGGAATCTTTGATCAGCACGAGTATAGTCATCCAATATTAGAATACCACCTTCTCCTCTACCTTGAATCCATTCAGGAGCAGCATGAGACATTCTCTTTTCTCCAGAAGGAACATACTTATTCTGTACATACATAGGCATTAAAGACTCAGGTACCCATTTGGTAACTACCTTGCCGTCTTCACCTTGTTTCTTTATTTCAAATTCCTTAAGTGGAAAACCAGTAAGGTCACCTATCTCTTCTATCTGAGAGAGATTAAGCTTAACTACTTGCAAGCCCAGCTCTTTACCAATCTGGAGGATTGTGCTTGTCTTACCGATACCGGCTTCACCTTCTACAGCAACAGCAACAGGTATCTTACCATTTGCTTGCAAATAACGATTGTTTGATACAATGTGATTCATGAACCCCTTGAGTTCATTTGTGTTAAGATTTACTTGTGACATACTTAATTTAGCTTTATTTGAGGACCTTTTAATTTATCATTGATTTTTCCACGTGTTGATATTACCCAGAGCATTTTACCTCTTACAGTAACATCTGTATAGCACTCACCATCAGTGAGGTATACAAGACAAGAATACTTACGTATGTTTTCATTATAGTATTCCAAGACAGGATCAAAGTCAGTACCTCCACGGCCTTCAACCTTGATACCATCTCCTTTCCTATAAGGTTTGATAGATCTAATAGCAGCATCACATTGGATGACGGTAATCTCACTACCGGTAGCATTGATATGATCTATCTCTTGAAAGAACTCTATCAGTTCTTTATCACTAACAGAACCTGAGGTATCAATACCAACAAGGATATGTCGACGTTGCTTGATCTTAAGACCAGGGTTATCTTCAAATCTCTTATTGAACTTACGTCTCAGTTTCTTTGTATATACAATTTGAGAACCACCGGCAAATCTTCTAAGATAACTTCTCCAGTCGAACTTTGGTGGTTCTTTCTGTTTCATCTTTTGAATCATGCCTTGAAATTCTCCAGGAATAGTTCCTCTACTTTTTTCAATCTGTTCAGCAACTTGATTAAGAGTATGCTCTACCTGAGCCCTAATCAGTTTCTTTTCTGCCTCACTTAAGTTTTCAAATTCATCCCATGTACTGTGATCAGGTACAGGAGTACCGTCATCAGTCTGAGTTAGACCTGCTGCAATAGCATCAATCATTTTTTGAATCTTCTGTCCTTGTGGAGAGTTGGCTTGGTTCTGTGCTTCCTGTAATAGAAGATCATAATAAGTTCTCCAGCCAGCTTTTACGGGCAGATTCAATGGACCAAATACAGCATTATCAATAGTGCATCCTCCTTCAGGAAGATACTTCTTATCGATATACTGATTAATTTCTAGATCCATTGCAATATTTGCAAGCTTTCGGTCCTTTCCCTTGTCATCATATTCAAGGTGAAAGAAACCGATATGAAGCAATTCATGCTTCAGCAAACCAATCCTGTGATCAGATGGAAGACTCTCCCAGAACTCTGGATTAACTACCAATTGATAGTTGATACCATTCTTAGATACTCCAGCTGTAGGTATACGGTCTGATATTTCTTTGTTAAGACTAATAAGCAAGAGCCCATAGAAGGGCTCAAGCAACATTAGTTCTTTACTGGTTTTGGATATAGTACTGTAATCCATTATTTCTTTGGTATAAGTTTTAGATCAAAGTCTTCCATGAAAGTAAATCCCCAACTAACCATTACTGAACCTAAACTAGAAGCAAATCTTTCTAAGAAATATTGCATAGCTTCTGGTTTAATATTCTCGTGAGCCTTAACCTCAGTATACAATCTGTTATAAGTAAGATCTTTTGGGTTATCACTTAATGTTAGATGTATACAGTGTTCATTCAACTTTTCTCTGATAATGTTTAGGAATACAGTCTTTCTATTCTCAACAGAAGACTCCTTAAACATGATCAAAAGATACGGAAGATTTGCAGCAACATCAATGTTTCTAATAGTTTCTTCTACAACAGTAAGATTAGTTTTATCATTGCTTTTAAGCATCTGAAGAATGTTGTCACATACCTCAGATGTAAGTTCTAGATTATTACTTTCCATTAGTCTTCTATTTTTAAAGTTTTAATAATCTTATTTAATTCTTGTAAACAAGCTTCTTCAGCTTCTTCATAGGTTTTAAACCCTTTACTCCATTTTAATACAGCCAAATGATTTGGTTTATAATAAATTACATATCCATAATTACCACCATATTCTGGTTCTATTACTTCAACTAATCCAACATAACCATGCTCATCTCTTATTTCTTTAAAAGTTTTCATAGTCATCTTTTATTTTATTAATAAATTTAGGAAAAGCCATAAACCAAAGAGCATATAAACCCATACAGGTTAATAGCAATAAACTTATTCCTAGTATGACCAATACAATTATTCCTATAACTTTCATTAGTCTTCTATTTTTTGTGTCTTGATCATCCACAGTGGTGGATTATTCATATTGATTATCCATTCTTTTGCACTTGGTATATAACCATTGCAGTCTTCTTTTACATGTTGTTCACCTACATACCTGGTCATGACTTTCTTTCCAGTAGAGTTCACAAAAAAAGGTCCGAAGACCTTCTCACATTCAAATATTCCTTCACTATGATGTCGGAATAATCTATGCATGCTGTGACCATACCATGATTTAGTTTCATCAAACCAATTATGTATGTGTAAGTACTCCTCAGGTTCACCTCCCCATCTTTTAGCAGATGAACGGCAGTGATCTATTGGATGAGCCATATTAATTTTTAATGAAAGAGTCTAATGTACTACCTAAATCACCAGCTCCAGATACTTCTATAGTATCATATGTTCTTTGGTATCCTTCAATATCCCACTCTTGTTCTTTAATATTAATATGGATTGTTCCATAGCCACCATCATTGTTATACCAATCATAGTCATAGTATCTCTCGAGGATATGATAACCTAAATCTGATAAATTCTTTTTAACTTCATCAGATATATTTTCTGCAGGAATCTGTTCAGAATCGGAATTCTCAACATAACATGTGATATCATCATCAATAGAACCGGAATCTCCTGAGCCATCAAATCCAATATGAATTTCTACAATACCTTTTTCTGCAAGAGATGCAAATAGCATCTTAATATTTAGTTCTTTATCTTGTTCCATCTACTTTTTTTGTTTATAAAATCTACCTAAGATATTCCCATTAAGAAAGTCGTCTTTCTCAAGTACTTCATATTGAAATAAGTACTTTGTTTCTTCGTAAGTAAGTTCTGTTGTTGAATAACAAATCTTTAGAATCTCACGATGAATAACAGTATTTCTTTTATGAGCTGCCTGTAAAACATTATTACTACTATAATAATGTTTGTAGTTTAATTTAGTCTCCTTTGTGTATTTCTTAAGTCTTTGGTCAGTCACAGCAGCCAGAGCTCTTTTACCCATTCTCTTTTTAGTAACTGAATAAAAGTTTTTCTTACCGATGTATCTTAGACATTTACCATCTATGATGGCAGTCATCATATATACAAATCCTACAGCACCTTCTGGTATATGCTGATCAGTAAACTCTTTACTTTGATATAACCAATTCATTTTTTCAATACTTCTTTTAGTAACGGTGTTAAATCTAACCGTGTTTTATTCATACCATACTTCTCAACAGAATCTGAAGGATCTTTTTCTAGAGAACAATGTATACCATCAATACCATAAGCCTTCTGATAATTACTTTTAGCAAGCATGCCAGCAGTATCAGAATCAAATAAGGTGCATAAAGACTTGTATCTCTTCTTGAAGATGTCAACCATTTCCTTTCTGAGCATAACACTCTCACTTTCTACAGCAATGTATTCTGCATTGTAGCCAAAAGCAGATAGACACATTATGTCTTTTAGGGACTTGGTAATAATCAGATTAGGTTGTGTGTATTCCAGTTGTTCTAGGCCTTGGATATAGTCATGTACCTTGATAAATTTCAGGTCCTTATTTCTTGGCTGATAGATCTTCATGATCTGACCATCCCTATTAAAGAAACCATAAATGAAATTTCCTGTACGAACTAATTCAGGACGGCTATCATCTTCAGTTGTGAATACAAATCTCTCTAAAGGTTTTACATTGTATTTGCATAAAACATCAGAGTTGATTCCATACTGTGTCCAATAGACAGCATCCAGGTTATTCCAGGACCTAGCCTCAACAGAACCTACTTGATATCGAGCCTGTGGTACAATGTTATTAAGGGTATACCCATCCTTGTTAGCTCTAAGGAATGTTTGATAATCAGATACTATTCTTTTGATAGCACCAAAATGATCTAATCCAAAGAGATAGATAACAAGATTGATATGATCACCACCTTCCCCAATAGAAAAGTCCCTCCATCTATACATACCATTCTTATAGTAGATAGAAAAGCTAGGTCTTTTATCATTAGGATTAGACAATGATTTGATGGTTATATCTTGACCCATCAACTGTTCTCCTAGATTACAGTAGTATTCGTAAATCCATGTCTGAGGAACTTCCTCTAGTCCTGTTATAACTTTAGTACTTATCATGATGGTAAAAAGAAAAAGGGGAGATTGCTCTCCCCTATATATTACAATTCAAATTCCTCAGCAACGTTAGATGTAGCAGAAAAGTTCTGACTAGCATCTGTTCCGAAAGACTTAACATCTTGTGTCTTAGGCTTTCTGATATGTACTTCTGGATTGTACTTTACAACACGGCTCATTGATGGATCAACTGAAGCACTCTCCATTGCTAGACCATCCTTAGACCATTTTGGTAAGAATAAATCATATGAAGTATAACCAGCTTTGTTTTGATACTCACGGCCAGCAATACATACACGTAGGAATTTACCTGCATATGGTTTGTCTAAACCAAACTGAGTTACCAAAGATTCAATGGTATCATGCTTTTCATCTTGAGAATCAAGCCAAGATTCACATTGAAGATCTCGGCAAAGATTCTTAATTGCCTTGAGAACTTCCTCATCACGGCTGATGACATCACCTCTTTTGGTAACACCATCTGAATAAGGATACTCAGAGTAACGGATACGACCTACCTGGCCAGCATAGTTACCTTTGCTTGCATCATCTTTGTCAATTAAGAAACCTTGGAAGTCGGCACCTAAAGCAGGACCTTCAGCTTCCAATACTACATGATAAGCATCTTGCTTGTAGGGAACTGTTTCAAGTCTTACGTTATTAATTTTGATTTCGGCATTACCTGTGCCTAAAGTTTTGGGGACAGAATTGCCACCACCTGTGTTGATGTTTTTTGTACTAATCATGATTTTGATTGTTAGTCGATGAAAATTTGAGACCAGTCTACTTGAATTTGGCCGTCTGAATTAATTTGTGATATTTGAAATTCCTTGTTACGCAAATGTTCTGGTCTTGCACCACAAGATACATCATCTTTAGTTTTAAAACTAAGCATGTTAGTATCTCCTTTACGGTACAAATACCCTATTGCATCTGATTGTGAGGTCATTATCCTCTTAAGCTTACCTGTAAGATCTAGGTCCATTGCTGAAAACTCGGTACCATTCTTCTCTAAAAGAATATCCTTTACGTGTCCAGCAAATATTGTTCTAGGAGCCCACATCTTGATATAGTTAGTAACCTTAGTCATGGCTTCCCTTAACCAGGGATAGCCAGCACCTTGAGGCATGTTCAGGATACTACCATATTTAAGCTTACCTTCTGTATACCAGTTCTTACCTTGAGCAGACTGTGCATACAGTTGTTCAGCAAGAGGA